CAAAAGTTTCACCTATACCAATAGGTATAGCTAATCCAAAATGGTCTCATGGTAACCAAGATAGATTTAAAAAAATTATGAATGAGGATAATAAAAAAGATAGACTGTATTACGCTAACTTTAACATATCCACTAATCCACCAGCTAGAACAGAATGCTATAAACAATTAGGTATTGATCCCGCTACAGAATACCCTAATGCAGCTTCGATAAAAGATCACGATGATTTTGTTAATAGAACTCAAGATGATTACTTAAGAGATATGGCTAAATCTTATTTTACTATCTCACCAGATGGTAATGGTAAAGATTGTCATAAGACTTGGGAAGCTCTATACATGAAAAGTATCCCTGTAGTCAAAAGGTGGCATGGAGCAGAACAATTTAAAAAACTAGGAATACCAATGTTAATCGTAGATGATTGGTCAGATTTTAAAGAAATGGATCTTTGTGAAGATGTCTATGCTAGTATTTGGAAAGATTTTAAAGTTTCATCTCTTAAGTTTAAACTATTTAAATAATGAAAAGATTTAGATTTGACGACATCTGTGTAAATGCAGACATGTTGAAAGCCAACTCTATGGCTAAAATTTTAAGGAAACAATTTCCCAACTGTGAAATACTTTTTTGTATTTCTCCTTTAGTTCACGATATGAGCAATACTTTGGGAGTAACGTCAGAAAGAATTTTTCCTAAGATCTTAAATGCTCATAGTGATTTTAGAAAATACTATGAAGTAGATATTTGTGGATGTCCCGATATCATATCTGAAGTAAGCAGAGCAAGTCATGGGTTAATTCATGTTGATCATAGACTTCTCACAAAAGAAGCTCAAGAATTAAGTATTCTCGTAAGTTGTAGTCTTTCTAAATCTAAAATCTTTGTCCCACCATTTAACAAATGGAACAAAGATACTGATGAAATTTGTAAAGAACACGGTATAGAACTAGTCAAATTTGAAGATGGTTGGTTGTGTATGGAATACAACGATTTTGATGTAAAGCATGATTTGTGGTATGTTCATAGTCGAGAGTTCACAGTAGAAAATTTTAAAAAATGGATAATAAATCAATAAACTATAAATTCACAGATGAATCAGCTAATTCTTATGAAGGTTCTTCAGCGAAAAAATTAATAGAACTTCTTGGGGATAAAAAATATCTTACCGAAGAAGGTATATGTAAAATAGACAAAGAAAGGTGGGATATAGCGCAGTGTTATGAGAGATCAGAATGGATGTCTAGAAATATTATTTTAAAAGATGATAGAAACTATTTCCATAAAGATGTCTTTGAAGATTATAGGTGTTTAGACGGTGTAGATGTCGAATCAATTATAGAACTTGGATGTGGACCGTTTACAAACGCTAGATTAATCTTAGAAAAGTTTCCAAATATTGAAGAGGTGACATTGCTTGATCCACTTGCTACTGATTACCTAAATCATCCTAATTGTAGATATAAAAATTCTAAACTTTCGATGGAATCTAGAAACTCTAATCCATCTGTTGAATTAATATCTAATTCCATTGAAGACAGCAATATACTTCAAACTTTTGATATGGTAATCATGATTAATGTGTTAGAGCATTGTTTTGATATACCAAAAATATTTAAAACAATAGATAAAATTTTAAATAAAAATGGCATATTAATATATGCAGATGTTCAGTTTGATCTAGATGTTGTAGAAACAATGGCTAAATTTAAATATAATGCTGGTCACCCAATAAGAGTCACAAAGTCCTATATTAACAATATTTTAGATTCAAAATATAAACCTTTATTTTCTAAAACTTTTGAAGAAGAAGTTTCTGGTTTGAAAGGAGAAGAGCGTTATTTTATAGGCCAAAAACTTGAGTAATGTATTCATTATGAATAATTTTAGGTTTAAGAGAATTTGATGAACATTTAATAAATATACCTTGTGGCTGGTGGCTTAGTCCTGATGACATATCTTTTATCATTAAAAATATAAATTCTTATCATAGTAGATAATTCACAGTAGAAAGTTTTAAAAAATGGATAAAAAATTAAAATATTTCATAGATAAATACAAGGGTAATATTCTAGAAATAGGAGCGGGTCATGGAGACACCACGATAGAATTAACTAAGCTAGCTAAAGATAGGAAAGTTATTGTCGTCGATCCTTTTGAAGATGGATGGGACGAGATGCCTAAAAGCTACGGACAACCATACCCATACAAAATTTTTGCTTCTAAACTACAAGGGCATCTTAAAAACGGAACTGTTATTTTACATAAATGTTTATCAAACGATAAGCACCTAAAAAGTAAGCTAAAAGAAAACTTGCCTATTTCTTTTTGTTTTTTAGATGGATTACAATATGAGGAAAACGTATTAGAAGATCTTTTATTGTTAGAATCTCTAAATGTTAACATTATAGCTTTAGACGATTTTACTCGCGAAACAGAAACAAGTCAAGTTCCATCTGCTGTTACTAAATTTACAAGAAGAAAAACTTATAAACTTGTAGGATCAATAAATCACCCTCACGGTCAAGGCAGAATTATTGGATTTTTAGAAAAAACTTAATGAAGGTATCTATCCACCAACCAAATTTTCTCCCTTGGTTACCCTTTTTTGATAAAATAGAAAAATCGGATATTTTTGTAATTTTGGGACATTGCCAGTTTGAAAAAAATAATTTTCAAAATAGGTTTATGATTGATGGAAAGTGGCAGACCTTGAGAGTGAAAAAGGGAAATAAGCCCATCAGAGAAAAACAGTATGTAGATTCAAAAGGGGATTGGGAAACTCTTAAAAGAAAATTGCCAAAACACAGAGAAGTGTTAGAAAATATGGACTATTGCATATCAGATAATCTGTTGTTAACAAATACCAGAATAATTAAACATATTTGTAAAGAGTTAAAGATAAGGACAGAAATTGTTTCTGATTTTCCAACACAACTAAAAAGAAGTGAAAGATTATTGGAAATATGTAAAAAATATAACGCTACTCATTATTTATCTGGACCTAGCGGGATAAACTATTTAGATGTAAAAATATTTAAAAAATCAAATATTGACATATTATATCAAGACAATTCTAAATTAAGCAAAAAAGCCATATTACAATGTTTGACACCTTAGTAGTAAGTTCGGATGAATATTTTAAAGGATTTTTTCCTATAGTAGCTAAAGCTTGGAGAAAATTTTTCCCTGAAGTAGAATTGTGTGCCGCTTTTGTTACTACAAGGTCAGAAAACGATGAGGAGTTGTGTAAACTAAGAGACATTTATGACAAAGTAGTTATTTTTCAACCAGTTGATGGCATACCAACTAAAAACGTAGCTAAAATGGCTAGGTTTTTGCTTGCATCATCTATGGAAAATAAAGTGTGTTCAATCGAGGATGTTGACACTATCCCTTTACAAAGAGAGTATTTTTCTAATAAAATTTCCTTAAGACAACCAAATCAAGTATTAGCTATAGGAAAAGAAGTTTATGCTGGAACTCCTCACCACTTAGGCTTTCCAGTAAGCACTGTAACTTCTGAGGGGTATAATTTTAAAAGAATTTTTAACCCCAGTGATTTAGAATATTTTGAACTTTTTAACTTTTGGAAAACCTTATCATGTAACGAGGGGAAAAAAATAACGGACGATAATTTTTCTGATGAAGGCTTAATAGTTAAGCTTGTAGAACACGCTAATGTTGATAACATCCAACATATAGAAAGAGGGGTTGATATTAGAAAAGACTGGATAGATAGATCATGGTGGGGTATTGACATAGAAAAATTAAAAAGTGGTCGATATGTTACATGTAATTTTCTAAGGCCATTTGAAAAATATGAAGAGCATTTTAAACCCATAATTGAATACATTGATGAATAATGTAGGGATACTAGGTTATGGTGAGGTGGGAAAAGCTGTATGCTCTTTGTATAAAGAGACTCCCAAAATAAAAGATTTAACAGATGACGTAAATCTTAATAATTTAGATATTTTACATGTGTGTATTCCTTTTTCAGATACTTTTGAGGAAACAGTTATCCAAACCCTAAAAAACAATAAACCAAAATATTGTGTTATTCACTCCACCATAGCACCTCACACCACACAAAATATAAACAAAAAAACTGATAATATTTTTAAAGTTTGTCATTCACCAGTTAGAGGAATTCATCCTAACCTGCTGCAAGGATTACTTACCTTTGAATCTTATTTTGGTTGTGATTTTGATGTTGAACCACTAGAAAAACACTTACTATCTTTAGGTTTAAAAATAAAAAAAGTTTCTTCAGTTACTTCTGAAGCTGCAAAACTTTTAGATACTACATATTACGGTTTGTGTATAGCTTGGCACGGAGAAGTAAAAAAAATATGTGATAAGCTAGACATAAATTTTGAAGAGGTTTCTACAAACTACAACAAAAGTTACAATGAAGGATATAAAAAATTGGGGAAAGAAAATGTTGTTAGACCAGTTTTGTATGCTCCTCAAACAATAGGTGGTCATTGCGTTATTAACAATACAGAAATATTAAATAAGTATTTCGAATCTTTAGCATTTGATTTGATTTTATCATATAAATAATTTTAAATGAACAACATAGATAAAATTTTTATTATTCATTACACAAAGTTGGAAGCAAGGAAAGCTCATATGCTCCAACAAATGGATAAATGGTTTCCAGAAATTGAACATCAGTTTGTAGAAGAATTTGATCAAGAAGACCTATCTGATGAAATCATAAATAAAAACTTTGATTTAGATGTTTTTGAAAAAAAATTCGATAGGGAAATGCTTAAATCAGAGATGTCTTTATGCATGAAATATAAAAAAGTTATTAATTACATAGCTGAATCAGAAACTGATGGTAATTTTTTTGTATTAGAGGATGATGTCATATTTAAAGAAGATCCACTATCTTATACAAAGCGAATGGTTCTATTTTGTAACGCTAACAAAATAGATTTTGATTGTATATTTCTAGGAGAGGCTTGGATAAGAAAAGGCGATAACAGAGATATTTTTGCGAAAAAAGAGCATCCAGCAACAAATGGTTTATGCACAGTATTGTATAATAAAAAATCTGTTGAGAAATTGAATCATAATTTAAAAAATAGCAAGATTACACAACCTATGGATTGGGAGCTTAACGATAGGTTTAGAGATTTAGATTTTCAGGTATATTGGGGTAAAGCTATAACTGAACATGGTAGCGTATTAGCTTTAGAAAATGGTCAATATAAAGATTTAAAGTCTACTCTAAGAAAATCATATTAATATGGAAAAAATAAAATTAAAGTTTTCCTCTCCTTGGGATTCATCTAAAGAAAATAACTCTAGAGTTTTATATAATTGGGGGGACCTTCCTAATTGTTTTGAGTTAACCACTGGAAGTGAGTATGATTACTTGATAGTTATAAATCATAGTCCAGAGATGTATTCGTCTCCTAGAGAAAAGAATATAGCTGTAACTATGGAGCCTACATGGAGTATCAATTCTTTAAAAGATTTAAACCAATATTGTTCTCATGTAATTACTTCTGATAAAAAAATACAAGGAGACGGGGTTCGCCATACTTTTTCTTTTTTGTTTACTCATGATTCAAGAAACAATATCCATACCGATAATTTATTTGGCCAAACTGTTGATGAATATTTAGCAAATGATTCTTTTCACCAAGACGTTGATTCTCCAGATTACAAGAAAAAAATGTCTTTTGTTATTGCTAATCATGGAGCTTTGGCGGGAAGAAACCATTCAGAATCATCTAATTATTATATAAGAGAAAATCTGCTTTTGAAAATTTTGAACTCAGATTTAAACGTAGATATTTATGGTAAAGGTTGGGCGATTAATGACTCTAGATATAAAGGTTCTCCACCTTTAAAAGAGGAAGCTCTTAAAAATTACAAGTATTCTATATGTATCGAAAATAGCTGTGAAGACCTGTATATTTCAGAAAAGTTTTTTGATGTATTCTTAAATAATTGTATTCCTGTTTATTATGGGTGTCTTAATATTGAAAATGCATATAACAAAGATGCGTTTATTAATTTTAATCCGCAAGCAGATAATGCAATTGAACAATTAAAGGAGATAATTGATACCCCAATCTCTTGGAGATTAGATGCAATAAAAGAATGCAAAAAAGATTATTATACAAAATACAATCTTCTTAATTATTTAGAAAAACTCCTTAAAAATTTGTAACAGTGAAAAAAATTGTAAGTTTTTGTTTATGGGGTAATGATCCCCGATATACTGTTGGTGCTTTAAAAAATGCAGATCTAGCTAAAGAAATATATCCAGACTGGATTTGTCGTTATTACATTGGGAAATCAACCCCAAATGAGATTATAACAGAACTCTGCGACAAAGATAATACAGAGCTTTTTATAATGAATGAAAGCGGTGATTGGAGAGGGATGTTTTGGAGGTTTTTACCTGCATCTGACAGTGACGTTTCGGTAATGATATCTAGAGATACAGATAGTCGCTTATCACAAAGAGAGAAAGAGGCTGTTGATCAATGGCTTGACAGCGATAGAGGATTTCATATAATGAGAGATCACCCAGCACATGGCACCGAAATACTTGGAGGTATGTGGGGAGCCAAGATAGGCTCAATACCAGAGATGAAACCGCTTATAGCAGATTATTCAAAAGGAGACTTTTGGCAAGTTGATCAGAACTTTTTGAAAGAAAAGATATATCCAATAGTCAAAACAAATTCATTTGTTCATGATGAGTTTTTTGAACCTAATGGTAATTCATTTCCTAGAAAAAGAAAAGAAGGTATTGATAGTAATGGTAACCCTATAGATTTTATAGGAGAACCTGTTGACCAAAATGACAAAAGGATATGGTAAGAAAAAAAGCAATCGTAACAGGAGGAGCGGGTTTTATTGGCTCACATATTGTAGATTATCTACTTTCCATAGGGTGGTATGTAAAAGTAATAGATAATGAATCTGCCGAGTCTCATGATAACTTTTACTGGAACAAAGAAGCAGAAAACCATCAAGAAAATATTTGCGATTATGAATCAATAAGACCGCTTTTTGATGGAGTAGATGTAGTTTTTCATTTAGCCGCAGAATCTAGAATCCAACCTACTTTAGACAACCCTATATTGGCTGCTGAAGTTAATACAGTAGGCACATGCACAATATTGCAATGTGCAAAGGAGGCAGGAGTCAAAAGAGTTATTTATAGTTCTACCTCAGCTTCTTACGGTTTACTTAATGAGATACCAAATGCAGAGTGGATGTTAAATGACTGCCTGAACCCTTATTCAGTAAGCAAAGTAGCTGGAGAAGAATTTTGCAAAATGTATGCAAATCTTTTTGGTTTAGAAACTGTAGTTCTAAGATATTTTAATGTATACGGAGAACGTCAACCATTAAAAGGTCAATATGCCCCAGTTATTGGTTTATTTTTAAAACAAAAAAAAGAAGGGAAAGACATGACGATAGTGGGTGATGGTTTACAGCGTAGAGATTTTACTTATGTTAAAGATGTTGTTAATGCTAATTTCTTAGCATCACAAAGCGATCATGTTTCTGGGGAAATTATAAATATAGGAACGGGTTTAAATTATAGTATTTTATCTATAGCTAAGGAAATTGGAGGAGATTATACATTTATTGAAGAGAGAAAAGGTGAGCTTAGAGAAAGTTTGGCCGACAACTATAAAGCTAAGAAACTTTTACAATGGGAACCGAAGACAAATTTAAAAGAGTGGATAAAAACACAATGAAGAAAATATTAATAACTGGCTCAACAGGATTTTTAGGCAAACATCTAGTAAAAAGATTGGAGAATGATTATGAGTTGTTAACACCTAGCAGTGACGAACTTAACATCCAAGATATAGTAGCTTTACATAATTACATTTATGAAAAATCTCCAAACATTATTGTTCATCTAGCCGCAGTTTGTGGTGGTATTGGAGCTAATCAAAAGGCACCAGCAGATTTTTTTATTCAAAATTCTATGATGAGCGTGAACATTTTGTCTATGTCGAGTTATCATAAAATAGACAAATTAATTACTCTAGGCAGCGTTTGTTCTTACCCTAAGTTTACAGAGATTCCATTTAAAGAAGAAAATATTTGGGATGGCTATCCTGAAGAGACAAATGCTCCGTATGGAATTGCGAAAAAAAACTTACTAGTTGGGTGTAGAGCTTATAATGAACAATATGGAGATAATTTTCTTCATCTAATTCCTGTAAATATGTATGGAGAACATGACAACTTTAATCCTGATTCTTCTCATGTTATACCTGCTCTTTTTGAAAAATTTAAAAATGCAAAAGAAAAGGAAGAACCTTTTGTAGAGGTTTGGGGTGATGGTTCAGCTTCTAGGGAATTCCTGTATGCTGGAGATTGTGCTGATGCTATTGCTTTAGCTTTAGAAAACTACAATGATCCCGATCCAATTAATATTGGAACTGGAGTAGAAATTACAATTAAAGATTTAGTCTGTAAAATTAGCAAACTATTTGACTACAAAGGAGAAATAAAATACGATACCAGCAAGCCAAATGGTCAACCACGTAGATGTTTAGATGTAACCAAAGCGAAAGAAAAACTTGGATTTGAAGCTAAGACCACTCTCGACGACGGGTTAGAAAAAACATATAACTGGTATATTCAATAGTATGAAAAAAATTATTGTCACAGGAGTTACGGGTCAAGATGGTAGTCTGATGGTTGATTATCTTCTGAAAAATACTGAACACACAATTATTGGAGGAGTAAGAAGATTAAGTGTCAAAAACCATAAAAATATACAACATTTAAAAGACAACCCGAGGTTTTTTCTCATTGATTTAGATGTATCTGATCCACAAAATACA